TCATCTGAAAATTCTTGGACAGCAAAAAAGTTTTGATTAGCTGACATATCTAAGTCAGCTTCAGTCAATACTGAGCCATCTTGGAAGTCTACTAGTCTAGCTGTAAGTGGTGTTTGTCTTTCAATTTTAATTACTACACCATTTGCAGGTGCAGAGTTGAATGTGACAGTTGAACCTGACACAGAAAATGCTGTAGTAGAAACTCCATCTAAAAAACATTTAACATGTGTACTGTCAATATAAGTAAATGATATTGAATACTGTGTAGTGCTTCCATTACCAGTATATGTTTGAAATGCAAATTGTGTCATAGTTTATTTTGAGAACTGATATAATCCATCTAAATCAGCTTTGTTTATTTCTAGTCCTATTTTGGTTTTCATTTTAAAATTATCTCTTGCCATAATTGAATTTTCTAAAGTAAAATTACCAGTGTCATCTTTAGTGCTTTTAAATTCACCTCGTCTTCTAATAATTTCTTGCTCTACAGCAGTGTGATAAGTTTTAATAATTTGTTTTAAATATCTTGCTTTTGTGCCTTCATCTTTATTATTATTATCTAAAGATACTGGGTCACTTAATCTTTTGTAGTAATCAGAATTGATTGCGTTTTGTAATCTTTCATCTAAAGATAAACCTTGAATTTTTACTTGACCTAATAGTTCCATCTGTTTGTTGTAAGCAGTTTGACCTGAACTATTTTTAAATAAAGTTAAATCAATATCACCTTTTAAAGTATCTCTCATCATAGGCATATTCACACCTAATCTTAAAATTTCTGATGCTACTGGGTCTTCTTGTTCTGTTGCTGTATTAAAAGGATTAAATAAACCATTTATAAATCTTTGAGTATCACTACCCTGTATTCTTAATTTATTACCTCTAAAATCATATTTGTCTTCTACTTCACCAAGACCTGTTCTTTTCTTAACTTCATCAAATATACTTTTAGTATCTTTGTAGAATGGGTCATTAACTAATTTAGCAAATACGTTTGGATAGAATGAACCTATTTTTGAATTTTTATAATTTTGCCATTTAGAAGTATCATCACTTGTTAATACTTCCATAAAATCTGCAAGACCTTTTAGATAAGTTTTACTAACTAAGTTTCTTGAAAGTGCTGACCATGAAGCTGAACCAAAGTTTGCAATTTTAGTTCCCATAGATAAATAGTCACCTGCATCTCCACCTTGTTTAGCCATAAGAATGAGCATGTTTCCACCTACTCGTCTCATGTCTTCTTCACTTAGCTTGTCATACATTTCATTGTAATCTGCAATCATTCCAAAGAAAGCACCAAATGGGTCAAATCTTCCGAACTGAACATATTTATGCTTTCCACTTTCTTCATCAAAGTATCTAAACGCATAAGGCAATGCCCCAGTGTTTTTTCTTAAATTTCTTAAATCTTGTGATTTTGTGTAGCCTTCTCCTGCTAACTGACCTTGACTACCTGTAATAATACCTTCTCTGTGTAGTATAGAACCTAATGTTAAAAGAACTGTTCCTGTAGCCATTCCACCTCTAGCTTGTGCCATTCTTTCAGTACCATTTCTTCCTATAAAATCGTCTCTAAAATTCTTTCTCATAAAACCTAATGGTGTTCTGTCTACGACATTTAACATTAAGTTTGCAGGTGTTCTTACAAATGGAATAATTTGTTTCATTATTGGAAACTTATTTGTCATGTTTTGTACATACTCAAATATTCCATCTAGTTCTTGTGTGTAAGTATTCTCATCAGCTTTTCTCATAGCTTCAGGATTTTTTGCAGTACCAAACTCATCAAAACCTTCATCAAAGTAATCACTTACTGCTTGGTCAAATTCTGTAATAGGTTTTTTAGTTTTTAAATCTGAAGCAACTATTTTAGTTCTGCTTTTGCCTTGTTTAATAGCTAAGTCTACACCTTGTTTTTCTAATTCTGTTCTGTAAGTAATTTGTCTAAAAAATTCATCTTCAGCATTAAGAAATCTTGTAGGTACTCTGACAGCTTTACCTATTTTATTTATTATTTTGCCTGATGTACTTTCATTATCTAATACTTCTTTAAATAATCCAGTATCAGGGTCTTTAATTAATTTTCTTTTTTGAATTGCTTTATCAGGAATATCTAATTTTCCTCTTTTACTTAAAATAGTATCTTCTTTATTAAATGCTAACTTCATATATCTAGTTGCATCTACTAAATGTCTTCTAAGACCTACATAAGTAGATAATGCTCTTTCACCTTCTAATCTTAATTTAGCAACCTTTTCTGGGTTTTCTAATAATGTAGAAGATAATCTACTACCAACCATTTTTTCTAATGGTCTTATAAATACGTTAGTTAAGTTTGAAGATAAGTTAATTATGTGTGTTTTAGGATTAGATAGAAGTGCATTAATCCAAACTTCGTTTAATACATTCCATGTTTTATTTTTTGCAACATAATTAAGAACATTCTTAATATTACTATCTCCTGCTCTTGCTATTTGGTCTATTAATACTTCAGGACTTCCTTCATAACTTTCTACGTCTTTTATAGCATTATTCAAATCTTCAATAATAGGATTTTGTCCAGTCTTACCTGACAATCTTTGACTTCTTGCTACATTAGAACTTATAGATAATTTTTGTTCATTAATAGCTTTCCATTTAGGAAAGAAACTTTTTAAAAAATATTGTTGAATTTTAGGTTCTTTATTACTTAATTTAGCTAATCTTTTAACACCAACTGCAAGTGTTTCTATATAGCTATTCATAGCCATTATTTTGTGTGGTGCTTTACGCATCACTTGTTCTAATTCTTTAATATCTACTTCTAATTTATTTGGATTACTTCCATAAATTTTTCTTGCTGTTTTTTCTACAACCTCATCACTTAAAACTATTTTTTTATTTTTAATTAATTTTTCATAAGTTTTATTGAAAGCATCTAAACTCATCAAACCTTCTTTATCTAAATCAAGAAATTGTCTAACATTAAAATTTAAACTTAAATCTAAATTTTCAATATTAGCATCAAACATTTCTTTGTTTGGTGAAGTCTTTTGTGCTTGTTTAAATTGATTTACGATTGCATCATCTAAATCACCTTGTAGACTTTTTGTGACTTGTACAGCTTCATCTTGTGATAAAGGTTTGTATTTAGATTTTACAACATCTTGTTCTTTTAATTCTTTTAGAAATGCTTCATCTTCAGCTAACTGTTGTTTATTAACTGCTTTGCCTTCTTGTAATTTTTTACCATTCTTAAAGTATCTAAATGTTCTTAAAGCAACTTCAATACCACCACCTACTAAACCACCTTCTAAAGCATTTTTAAATCTTGCTTCGTAAAAACCTTCGTCTTTACCTTCTGAACTTAAATAATCAAATAATGGATTTTCTAAGTGTGGTGCATGTTCTGTAATCATGTCTGCTAGTCTTCCAGTTTCTTCATTGAAAGCTGTAAAGTCTGCGATTGCACCTTTACCAGTCATCTTAGCAAATTGACCTGTTTTAGATGCTTGGAAGAATGGAGATATTTTTTTAGATGCACCAGTCACTTTGCCTACTGCCCCTAAAACTCTACCACCAGTGAACCAACCAGTTGCAAATTGAGATACACCTTTAGCAAGATTACCTTGCCATGTGTGTGGGTCTCCATCAAAGTCAGGTAATGTTAAACCATCATTGACACCCTTTTCACCAAATAAAAGACCTTTTCTTTTATTAGCTTTAAATTCTGCGAAGTTTTCGTATCCAATCTTGCCATTTTTAGCATCTTTACCAAATACGAAACCACCAATATTTGTTGCTTCTCCTAAAGTGTCACTTAATCCTTCTGCTAGGTCTACAGTAGCTTGGACACCATCTCTGACACCATCTACAACCCCTACAGCTACATCTTTAAATGCACCTCTCTTTTTCTGTATGGATTGGAACTTTTCCTGTGCCATGTACTTGTTCATTACATCTTCAGAAGTTCCTTCAGGAAATTCTAGCATCTGACCATTAGGTGCTTGTTTTCTTATTGTTGCCATTACTATAATTCTCCTATGGATTTTCTAAACATTTCTTTAGTTATTTTGTACTTACGTCTAAATTCAACTGAGTTAATTTCTTTTAAATCTGTTCTTCTTTCAGCTAACTCAATATCACTAAACTTATATGTATTCTTTTTAGGTGTTAATGTTGATGTTGGTTTATCATCTTCAAATGTCACTTTAGAAGTGTCAAAGTTTGCTAAATCATTTTCATTAACTAAAATTGTATCATTTGGATTATCTGAACTTTCACCAAAAGTAGCCCCAGTGTTTTGACTAACTGCGTTTTTCAAATCTTGTTTTTCTTCTTCAAATCTTCTTTTAACCCATTGTTTAAACTTTTCTCGTCTTTCAGATTTAGTCATACCTTGACCTTCAGCAGGTGCATTAGCTTCTGCTTGATTATCTGCTAACCATTCAAGTGCATCTTGTCTAAATTTAATTTTTCTTGCAGGGTCTACGTTAAATTTAATTAAACTTGTAGATGCAGTTTTTCTAATATCATCTATAATTTCTTCTAATTGTGTTTCAGCATACTTATATGTATCTGAATTTAATAAAGGGTCTTCACCTGAAATTTTATAATTATTAATTACATCTTTATATTCATTGTAGAATTTTTGCTGAACTCTACTTTGATTTTCAACAAGAAAATCCATAGCTTCTTCAAATTTACCTGTAGTAATTAATTCATTAAGTTCTTCTTCAATACCTATTTCAGTCTGTGAAGAAAAACCAACTTTTCTTTCATTATATATTTTTCTAATTTTATCTTTTTTATAATTTGAATAAGTATCCCAATTAGGGTCTTTTTCTTTTGCTTCGTTAAAAGTAGTATATTTATCTGCAACAGTAAGACTTTCACCAAATTCTTTTGTTCTTAATGCTGTACTTCTTTTATTTGCATCTTCTATTTCTGCTGTTGTTCTATCTTGCAGTTTGTCTTTAATTTGAAACAAGTCATCTTTAAGACCTTTAATATCTCCTAACTTACCTGTACCTAATTGTATGTGTTTAGGAAGTTCTTCTAATAATTTTTCAGCATATTCAAAATCACCAGTTTTTTCTGCATAATCTGTAAGTGTATCTAATAGATACTTTTGTGCTGAACTTCTACTTAATCCATTTGCAGTTTTATCAATAATAAATGCTGATACTTCTGCACCAATTTCTTCAAAAGTTTTACTTTCATCAAACATTCCTTGAATATTATTTTGAAAATTAGTTTTGTATTGTTCACTAATGTTAGCCATTTGAGTGCTAACATGTGTTTGTAATAATTGATTTTTAAAATTAGAAGTCTTTTTAAAGAAACCATTTTCTAAATCAGTAGGTTTATATGCACCTAAATTATTATCAGCTACAAACTTTTTAATTTGATTTTCGTAAAATATTTGAAAAGCATTTGGGTCAGGATTTTCTGAGACTTTAAGTTCAGCATATTTTTGACCTAACATGTTAGAAAATACTTGTGCTTTAGTATTAAGTTCTAGCTCTTTATATTTATCTATAAAATAAGGATTAGCTTCTTTCGGTAAAGTACCATTATTTACTCTTGTATTAAAAGCTGTTCTATTTTTATTATATTCTTTTATAGCTTCTGCTTCATTTACTTCCTTTTCTCTTTTTTCAGAAGCAATAACCATTTTTACACCTGCATCATTAACAAAATTATTTAATGAAGCTGTTAGTTCTTTTACACCTGCTATTTCTGGTTTAGCTTGTGGTTTATAAAATAAATTAAAATCTGATGATAAAACCTGTCTTTTTTCAGGTGTCAAATCAAGTCTAGGTGTCTTTCTAGCCATTATGAACTACCTAAATCACTTCTAATATATTGTGATTTTTGTTTGTTTGTTTTTAAACCTTTTAATTCTTTTTGTGCTTCTAAAGAATAATATGAGTTAGCTACATTTAATGCTGAAGACACAAATAACAATTCAGGATTAGGTGGTTGCACATAAGTAGATTGTGCTTCTTGACCAAACTGAATTGCTTCTAAATTTCTTTCGTATTGTGCAATATCAATATCTAAATTAGTATTTAATGAATTTATATAATTACCTTCTACTCTGTAGTAATCTCTCATTAATGCTTCAGTAGAACCTGACATTGCTAAACCTGAACCAGATACGTCAGCTATAAAATCACCTCTAGCTTTTTTAGATTTAATATTAGCTTCATAACCTTTTTGTTGTGTAGCTTTTATTTGTTGATTAATTTTTAATTGTTCAGACGCATATCTTTGAATAGCATTATTTTTAGCTATTTCATTCTGTCTAATCTGTGCTTGATAAGTAGCTTTTTGCTGTGCTTTTTGGTTTTGGTAGTTTATTACCTGTGACCCTGCACTGGCAATCATTAAAGCTGTTGTTGGTTCTACACACATATTCTTACAACCTCATAAAAAGGTTCTTTTAAAACTCCATATTTTTTCTTGTTAATAAATTTAAAACCACACCATTTTAACCATTTGATGTGTAGTGAATTTCTACTATCCACATAATTCCATAAAATTTTGTATTTACTGTTTAAAAAATCAATTACTTTTTTATTTTCTTTTAAAAATGAGTATTGAATATCTTTTAATT